TGTTTTTTGAAGTAAAGAATAAAAGATATAAAATAGGTTAATAAGTAAACTATTATTGTGAGCGGAATAGACACAACAAATAGATATACTATTGCAATAAATTTTATTAGTAATTTTTTCATTGGAAAGAATTTTCCAACATTACAATTTCTTGATTAAAATGCTCAATTGATGCATCAATTAGAATTCTAATTTCAAATGCTAAATCAAACGGAATATCGTTTTCACTAAGAGATAAGAATTTTCCCCCTGAACCATAAAAAAAGATTGTAACTTGTTCGTATGGGGTAAGTGAGCGGAGCGCCTGTAAACGCTGAATTTTGGATTGCGCACTGGCAATTTGACCCAAAATTTTTTGGTCGGTGTTGAATGTCATAAGATAGGGTTTTTTGTTTTGTAGGCTAAAATTATATATAAATAATTGAAACCACCAAATAAATTTCAATATAGAGCAAAAAAAACCCCCAAAATAGACATTTCGGGGGTAATCTTCCTTACTTGTATTTAACCCTATCTATAACAAAAATAGTTCTTTTTCAGCCTCACGGCGTCTTGTTAGACCCGGTATTACTACCAATACTCCGGCTGAATTACGCCCTTTATTCCATTTTAAGAACTCCGCCGCTACTTCACTTTTAGGACTTCCGGCGTTTAATTTTCTTAATAAAGTTGATGTTTGAAGCGCTCCCAACCCTAAATTATAAGCAAAAGAAGTTAAACTATCCAATTGATTTTGATTAATGGGTACTTTAACGAGCTTTTTAACGCCAGTTGCAAATTTTCCGGCATCTAACCTTAACCAACGTAAAGCCGTTTCTTTGTCTATAATATCGCCTTCTTGAATTTTACGTTTGGCATCGTGATGGTAAGTGGAGCCAAAACCAATTGTCCAAATATTGCCAGTGTCCCGGTAACTTTTTAGGCGTTCGCCTTCAAAATCTTTAATAAAGTTTAAACCCTTTGCAGAAACTCCCATAGCGGTTGCGGTTGTAAGTAATAAGACAATTGCCGCCACAATTATAATTTTTGTGGTCGTTGTCATTATTTTCTATTGTTTAGGTTAATATCACTATCCTTTGCGGCTACTAAACCCAAACCGGTTAAAATTGCGGTTACACCGCCCGGAATATCGCCCTTAATGATCGTTGATACACCAGTGATTAAAGTGCCTAAACCAAATAGGCTCGTTTTCCAATTTTTAAACATAAAATTATTTTTAGTTACCATAATAATTGGTCTGCATAATATCCGGCGCTGCCTTTTATATGCCTATCCTTTTCGTGTCTAATTTTATATGCCTTACGGCGTTCATCTGCAATTTTTTTACCGCAATATTTTAAGTAATATGGATAATCTAAATAATTCCTATCCCCAATACTTACTATAAAATTTCCATACACATCATAAACATCAATTTTCTTATTGAGTTTTTCGCTTGGCAAAACAATCACATTTAATTGTTGTGCCTTCCTTTTAGTGTATAGTAAAATCTTATACATTTATTTTTTAGTAAAAAAATCTAATTTAGTTTCAATTCGTGCCAATCGGTCTAATATTTCAGTATTAGTATTATTGTGCTTAAATAAATCTTTTTCAATTTTATCTAAACGGCTTTTAGTGGTAAAATAAAAGCCACTGGCAACCGCTACGAATGTAAATACACTAATTATTAATTCCGTTTGCATCATTTTCTACTTTATCATCTTTAAGTATTGCTCTTGAAATTACATTGAAACTATTAGCGGCTAAAAAACTAGCATCCATATTTTCAAAAATTCCGCCTTTACTTGCAGCATCTAATACTTGTTTAATTACGTTTAATGCTTGTTCGTTTGTCATAGATTTTTATTTTAAGGTTTAATTAAGCTAAGGTAATATTTAATTTACTTGCCGCCCATTCATAAGCCGCTAAATTTATGTCTGCACTTGAACCCCATATATCATAGTCAGGCTCTCCCATTGTTAAATTTCCGTCTTGTAATTTACTTGCATCAGCATCTAATAATTGCCAATAGAATGTTGCACTATTTAATAAGTTATCATTAATGATAATTAAGTTAAAAAGGGTTGCGGTTTGTTGTTGTCCGTTTACCCAAAGGGTTATTGGTTGTATTTGTTTCATATTATTTTATTTAAGGTACTATATTTAAAATTCCTAAATTATTCCATACATCACCGCTAACAAGTCCTACACTACTAGTAGGTAAACTAGACATATTTATATTTGAACCTAATATAATTTTTCCAACATTAGATACAATATTCATATTACTTGTATCATGATTAATATATCCACCTCGTGTTGTGTTAGCAGAATTATAAAATGATATATTTGGTGATACTCCATAAGCTCTTAATGCTTCACCATTATTATTTACTATAAGTCCTAAAAATGTACCACTTCCATTTACTTGTAGCTTTTGCCCACTATCTGTTGTTGTGTCAAGGAGTAGGTTTCCAGTAGCTGCTAATGTCATTGCTTGGTTAAAAGTAATGGGGTTACCTGCCGTTCCAACAGGAGAAGTAAACCATACATGCCTTCCTAAATATTGATTGTAATTTGTAGCATTACCATTAGATATATATTTAAATGCTCCATCATAAAATATATTTGAACTTAAAAAAGTATCGTTACCAGTTGTTGTAGACCATAAAGCACCTGTTCCAACTTGCATAGCTTTGTATGAAACATTCCACGCGCTAGGGGTTACTCCTATACCTAAATTTCCAGTATTAAAAATACTACCATTACTATCCATTATTAATTGTGCGCCACCATCAGCGGTAATATTTAATTGACCGCCATTTGCAGAATGTGATTGTATATAACCATATCTAGTTGCGCCAGTATTATTATAAAAACCAATAAAACCAAAATTATCTGCACTTCTGCCTCTTAAAGACATAAATAAAGAACTTGCAGCGGCTGTGATAGTTAAACTACTTGAAAAAGTAGAAGTTCCTGTGATTTGTAATTTGCTTCCATTATCAACACTTCCGCCCACAAGTAAATTCCTTGCCGCCGATATTCTTGCCGCCTCTTGTGTGTTTGTTAAACCGGCATCATATATACCAAATAAAATTGGACTTGCAGTAGTTGAACTATTAAAAATAGCCATATCCCTATCAGCCGCACCCTGAATAAAATTATTTGTTGTTGTTGCAAGACCTATACCAATTTGTTTTGTTGCACCCGAACCGGAATTATTAATTCTTAAACTTGGTGCGGTTGCGCCAATTACAACAATATGATTATCGCCGGTGGCATCATTTACAACTAATCGCCCACTGGAAGTTGTTTGCGCTCCTATATATGTTTGACCGGTTGTTTTTTTAATTGTTAATGGTTGTATTGCTCCAACTACATCAAAAATACCATAATCATTTGCACCGGCATTATACGAATTACCTATTCTCCATAATGGAGTTCCACTATTTTGAAATGCAATTTTTGTATCGTTTGTAGCCGTTATTTGATTTAATTGTATAATTTGGTTTTGGTCATGAAATATCGTTAATGCGGTTGATGGTGTAATTGTACCAATACCCAAATGTCCGTTTACACTATCCCAAAATAAATCGTTACTACCGGTAATACTTGAAGTGCCGTTAAAATATGTTACTTGTCCGGCAGCTCCACTACCGGTAATTGTTCCGGTTCCCGGACCCCCGATTAAATCCCAACCTGTACCATTATCACGATAAAATGCAAATGTATTAGTTGATACAAATATTCTACCTAAAAATCCGGCGGCGGGTCTATTAGCTAACGTGTCGGCAAAAAAAGCAGGTGTTTGCCGTTGGTTTAATATTGATAAATCTATATTAGGCATTTGAAATATAATTTTTCTTTACTGAAACTAAATTATTTGAACCGCCAGTGTTAATAAATGTTGCCAACAATCTTGTTGTTAAAAATTCTCCGGCATTACCTTCAATTTGAAAACTTTGATTTTGTTGTAAAACAATGCTATCAATTTGAACGGCATTCGTTCCATAATTAACAAACAATATACTATTGCAATCGGTTGTGATATATCCGTTGGTATCGTATGTAATCATATTTACATCATACTTTATTAAACCGGCTTTTATTTCAAAATTGCTCATTTTTTTATTTTTAAAGGTGTAAGGAATGAATTAAATAGAATAAGGAACGCCCATTTTCTTTCCGCTTATAGTAGTACCATAAAAGGATTGGTAACTTTCAATTTCTTTTGGTTTACTAACTTCTCTTATTTGCTCCAAAATTGGCGTTGTAACATTTTCGGAACTATTCAATTGCATCACTACGTCTTGTACTGAACTTGCTACATCTGGTACAAATTCCCCTTTATCTAAGGGATCTACAATAACCGAACCTTTGTACTTCTTTTTACCATTTTTATAAAAATAGTAAACTGCTGCACCACCTAATAACAATAATAATAATGATAAGCCTTTATTTTTCATTTTAACTTCTTTTTAAACCATTAACGTATGTAATCAATTGATTAACTTGGTTAGCGCTAAATCTATCCGCCGGATAAGATAATAACGTGCCACCTAATAACCAGTTCAATAAATCTTTTTTATATTTTTCATTGAACTTATATGCCAAATAAGATACTTGCGTTTGCGTTTTTAGTGATTTAAAAACGCCTAAAACAGCATCAAAATCATCATAAAAGTATCCGGGTGCATTCCAAATTGTATCAATATATTTATTAACCGCATCATTTTTTATAATAAGTGCATTTGGTACACTTCTCCAATAATTAGGATTGAATGCAGAACCCGGCTTTGTAATTTCCTTATCTACATTTTTTTCCTCATCACTTTTACTTAAACCAAAACTTTCGGATAGTGGTTTAAATATTTTGGTATATGCAAAATATAAAACAACCCCACCGATAATTAAATTTTGGTTATCCTTAAAAAAATTACTTTGAGCCATTTTATAACATCATTAAAAGTGATTTTAATTTCATTGAGTTCATTTCATCTAATTTTCTTAAATGCTCAATGCTTACACCCTTATCCATTAAAGAATGTAAAATTTTCAACGCCTCATCAGTATCATCAATTCCCGCTATTCCGGTAGGCGCACCCGTTTTTGTAAACATATTACCAACCAATCCCATAACTGCCGTAATAATCGTTTGTTGTAATTCCGGATTGCTTAACATAGCATTAATGGGGGATTGCTCCACTTCTTCTTCTTCTTCCATTTCGCCAATACTTTCCAATGCGCTCAATCTTGATTGCATTAAAGCATTTTGCTCTACTAATTTTTCTAATAACATTTCAGTTCTTGGACTTCCAACATTCCCCATTTGGTTCATAGGTAAAAATTGTTGCGGTCTATTTAACTGGAATGAAATAGAAGTAAGGATAGGCTCTTTTTTCCTACCCTTACTTACTTTTTCCTCACTAATAACTTGTATTAGGTATGGATTATAGTTTTCTACATTGTTGCGGAGTTGTGTTAGTGCCATTTGCAATTCCTGACGCCCTATTTCCTTATCCCCCGAAAAATTATAACGCAAATATTGTGGACTTGGGTTCACACCGGCATACACTTTATAATCGTTACCTTCTGCGGTATCGTAAAAATTAAGAACTTCATCAATTGTAAATATTTCGGGTCTAAACGCTGCCATAACAAATAAGATTTTACATATAATAATAAACGCCAAATGAATAAGCCACACCGGTAGTTGCTAATGCAGTCGGTAGGCTAATATAAGATTTAGTCCAGCTAATATCTTGGTCATTCATTTCCGGTAATTCAAACACATAAGCACCAGTACTTTTTACAATGTTAGATAGTGCAACCAATGGCAATTGATAAATCAATTGTAAATCTCCCTGATATAATGTCAAATAAGATTTACTTAAATCGGCATCAGTAACACCGGGTAAACCTGACAAAATACTAAACGGGGTTGCGTGAATATTGTAAACCTGAATAGCTTGTATGTGTGCATTACGCAATTGCGGTTGGTCGGCAAAAAAGAACTTTGTAAGGGTAGAACCGGTTTGCACTGGAACTTCCAACCCTTGAAACCTTTTTATTCTCATACAATTTTTTTATAAATAATAAAATAGGGTGGGGCAATTGCGCCCCCACCTGCGCGGCTTTTATAGTTAGCCAAACTATATTTTACAAAACAATTACTTAACTGTTGTAACATTTTGTAGAAGCAACCCACGTTGTTGTACGCAAATAAAACTATTTGCAGTAATTGTAGCAGGAGCGCCACCGGCAACCAATTGGAAATTGATGTTTGCAGCACCATTCATTACAATACCTGGTTCAACCGGATAGAATGAATTTTGTGAAGCATCCCATTGGTCTACCGGGAAAATTGTTTGTGCGGTAATACCAACACCGCCTTGCGTTTGTGGAACAAAATAGCTACGGAATACATCATACGCCGGTACTACTAAATCATTATTAATTGATAATGATAAGTAACCATTGTATAAACTCCATAGATCATCATCACTTGTACCTGTAAATGCAGTTGAATTTGGATAAGAATAAAGTTTAGCAGCGGTATTTGTTGCATTACCAATACCAAAAGTTACGCTCCATTCAGTAGCTACGAAAATGTCTTGAAGATTAAGACGGCGTTCGTTTACTCTTACAGCTCCATTTTGGGTATCATTTACCAATACTGGAATGTGATAATTTGCGCTTGCAGTAGATAAAGCTACTTCACTTCTTAAATAAGATTGTGTAATTTTTGCGTGGTCTACACTATAACCTAATGAACGAACAAGTGCCTTTGCATTCTCGAAGGTCATTCTTGCTCCAACTTGACTAGCCATTTTTATTAATTTTAATTTTTATTTAATTAAAGGTGTAAATGAATGAATTAACATTCCTCGTCTAAACCGGCAATACTTGGTGTCATATACGAAGTATCAACCAATCCTTCACGATTGTACATAGCAGCAATCATAGGTGTTTTATAATCGCTATCAGATGCAACGGCACCGATACCATTAAGAACGCCAAATGATTGAATTAATTTGATACCACCAACGGCAACCATACCATTTGCAAGACCCTGACCGGCAGCGCCTTTAACAAAACGTGGAAGAACTAAACCAACTGCAACTGGGAGAGCCGCTTTGATTTTTTCGTTCGCAATTGGAACAAATTTAGTTACTAATTGAGCGGCAACACCACCCGCAATTGTATAGGCAACGCTCATAGCGGTTGAACCTACTGCGCCAATACCTGACATCTTACGTCTGCGTCTTGGTGCGCTTTTTCTTTTGTACGATTTTCTACGCATTTTTTTGTTTTTTAATTATTGTTAGAAAAATTTAAATATGCTTTTTTAATTCTCTTGAATGTGTTTTCAATTCACTAATCAATTTTGTATATGTTTTTATATATGTTTTAGCGGCATTTTTGAATTTTGGTTGTGCTTTTGGGTTTAATTTTAGTGCCGCTTTTAAATTCTCTTTTTGTTTTTCGTAATCTTGTATTAATTTTAAATTATCTTTTAATTTTTGCATAATACTTACACTACCAATCATATGTTTATGCTGCAATTCATCTAAACTACTAACCTCGTCTTTTACTTTGTGAATTTTATTTAGAATAGATTGTTCACTTACTTTTTTCTTTTTAGGTAAACCATTTACACGGCGTTTATGCTCCGGAATAGTTGCCCAATTTTTATGTTTTTTTGCTGAATATCTTGGTTTAGTTTTTTGAACAACTTTTTTAGCCGCTTTTTTAGGCGCTGACTTCTTAACTACTTTTTTAGCCGCTTTTTTCTTAACTGCGCCTACTTTTTTCTTTCCGTAAACTTCTGCAAATGCCTCTTTTAATGAAACGCCAGTTTTTTGACGGATAGCTATTGCCTTTTTAAATTTTTCTTTTGCTATTTTTTGTGCTGCGGTCATTGTATTATTTTTTTGCGAATGATTTAACTAATAAAAACGCTCCGGCAACTAAACCTAATGTCAATGCAATATTCATTCCGGATTTTTGAGTTCCTGAACCACCAGTTCCCGAACTTAATGGCGCTTTACTTATTAAAGTATTTATTGAATAATCGGTTCTATTTCGTGGTACACCTCTTACATTAAAAACGCTTTTACCCTGAAAATACTTTTGATTTAATGTGTCATTAAATAATTGAGCTACATCTTTACTTACTTGCCCTACATCACTAATTCCGCTTTTAGTTCCTGAACTTCTACCAAATAATTCAAAATATTGTTGTGGCGCATCTTCAAATTCTGCATTGTCTTGCATTTTTTGAATATAAAACGCTACACGTTGGTTAGGTGTCATTTTAACCAATAGTGGCATTCTTGATTTCCATTTAAAAGTGCTATTATCAAATGCAGTTAAAAATGGGAATTGACTAAAAAAATCGGGCGTTACACCTTCTTTTGTTAATAAAGCATTTAAAACTTCCTTACTGCCCTGAATTAAAATATTTTGAACGCCTCCGGGTTGTTGGTTTTGTCTTTCATTATTTTCATTTTGGCTACCACCAAAAAAATCATCAAAAAAACCGCTTATTTGTGGCATATTTTGTAATGCTCTTGTAACCTTATTAATAGCTACTTTATATTCTAATTCTTTTGAACCGCCTGACTTAATTTTTCCGCTATTTAAAAGCATATCCCTATCACGAACCAATTGATCCCGATAAGCTGACATTTCATTAAATTTTGCTTTTGCTGAATAGTTATTTTCTATTCCGCTTAATGCTATTAAACTCATTTTTACTTTTTTATCTTTAAAAAATGTTGGTTGTTTACTTTTATCATCAAATCTATCTAATACTGGGTCTATCCAAATTTCATTTTTAGTTCCGGGATATAAAACCGAGAAAACGTGTCCGGGTTCTTTTACACCTTCTTTATAACTTGCAAAACGATAAGCAATCGGTACATTCATAATTCCTTTTCTTGCTAAACTTGAAAAGATGCCGTTTATTGCTAACGAGTAACTTTTGCAGTCACCAGGCATTGAAATAATAGCTGCCGGACTTCGTAGGGTCTGATGCTCAGAACTTTCGATGTAGTATGGTACATTTTTTTTTAAAAACTCCCATACATTTTTAGCCGTTTCTTCTTCATCTGCACCTACAAAATATTGACTTATTTTATCGTATTCATTATCCCATTTATAATGGGTGTCAATGATACCATTAACAATGTCTTTTGTGCTTTGGTCGGTTGTAATAACTTTTTTATAGTTTTTAAACGGACTTAACTTTTGTAGTATGAAATTTTTACTATGCAAAGAACTTATAATTAATAATAAAAGGTAAAGGAACTCTATCAATATTTGCGCTACCCTTCAAAACAAAATTTAATTGTTTTGAAGTAAATAAAATACTTGCCGTATTAACTAAATTCAATAAAGAAGTATTTGCAACTATATTTAATTCTTTTTCCGAATTACCCGGAATATTAATTAATTCATTAAAAGTAACATCGGCAACCTTCTGCCCACTTTCTAAAAATAATTCAGCATCTAAATTTCCAAATGTGGTTGAAACATTTGTAGGATTGAATAATTTAACCCCTAATGTAATTTCAGGGTTCAAAACATTCCCCCCTAATTTAATTCGGGTAGGAATATATGTTAGGGATTGCTGAAACCTGAACTTATTAAATATCCAGTATAGCGCACCCGCTCCCAGTAACAAACCAATCCATTTTTTAGCTACCATATTATCAAAATTAAGGTTTTTTACTAAAAAACAAAAATTTTTTAAAAAATGTGTGCGTTGGTTAAACTTTTAGTTTAAAAATTTATATCTTCGCGCTTGTAGGCGCGAAGATAAAATTTAAACCACCTATTTTAAACCACTTAAACCGGTTTAATTTCTTACACATTCATTCATTTACACCTTTAAAATAAACCTATCCTATAATCAAGTGTATAGGCACAAAAAAACCGGGTTTTAAACCGGTTCTTTGCACTTGGGGGGAATTGTGCGTGTTAATGGGGGTTTTTAAGCCAAATGCGGCAATAAAATCGTTTTGTGGACTTCTCGTATACATTTATATACTTTGCGCCTGAATTACGGCAAAAATCGGCAAAACTATCCAAATTTGTTACCTTCCTATATTTTCGGGGGGATATATTTAATTCAGGTTCAAAAAAAACAATTGTTGAATAAGTATTTTTCATATTTTTGTGTGGTAAGTGAATGAAATAATGGTTAGGGTAATCATTGTTTTGTCTAAGCCGGTTAATTTATTTAACCGGTTTTTTTTTGTACGCTAACATCAAAAATTCAATATCACTTTTGGTTAAAATTGTGTCATTGTACTTAAATCTTATTTGATTATTTACTTTAACCATTTTAATAAGACCGCTTTTTAGCATTTCAACTAAAAACTTTTTAAAAGTTCTTTTGGTAATCATTTTTATAGTTTTTTGTTATTAGGTTTTTTTCAATCCAAATTTTACAAAGTTTCTTTGCGTAATTCGTACCCTTTGCGGTTACTTCCTGAATTTCCGAAATTATATCTTTATAAGGTTTTTCAATTGCCAATATTTGCAAAATCATTTTTTTGTGGTTCATTTCATTAAAATTCACGGGATCTATTTTGTTTGTGTTTTCCGGTTCTTTAATGCTATCAATTTGTCGCCACTGGTTATCATAATTCATTAAAACAACCGGTTCAAAATCTTCCGAACTGCGAAGGAAACGAGGTTGTAAAGTAAAGGTCTTTTTTTCTTTGTCTTTTACTACTTCAAGTGTGGAACTTGCCCACCTATCACAATTTGAACCCAAATGTCCTAATGTTTGATTTCCCAATCCTTTACCTTGATGCAAAACGCCAATAAATAGGCAATTATAAATTTTTGTAAGTTTCTTAAACCAATTAACAAGTTTGCGGCTTTCTACTTCGTTGTTATAATCAAAAATAAGGTCTAAAATTCCGTCAATTATAATAACCGGGCATTCCGGGTTATTTTCTAAATACGTTTCAATTAAAGCCCTAATTTCATCGGGGTTATCCTCACGAACGGAATAAAAGTGCGCCCATTCAGGTAAGCCGTTTATACCGGCAAAGTTTTTAATTTTATTAACTTGTCTAAAAAAATCGTATTCGGATTGTTCCGTATCAAAATAAGCAATTTTGCGCCTACCTTCCGGAAAACGAAATTTCATACCAAACATATCGCCCGGCATAAAAGCACTGGAAATAGCGGCAGCGAGGAAAGTAGATTTCCCCGCCTTCGCTACGCCCGTAAGTATTATAAAGTTTTGAATAACGCCAATCGGTAATTCGCTAATGGTAAAAACCACCTGGTCTTTTGGGGGTATGAAGTCCGGATTGTATTTTCTTTTTGCTAATTTTTCGGGTAGGGTTATTGTCTTGTCTTGTTCCATTAAATATTTTGAATAAATCCGAATAAAAATAGCGAAATTATAAACACTATTAAAGCCTGAATTTCATTACTACATTTGAATAACATTTGCGGTATCTTCTTTTGCATCTTGTAATTTTTGTAAGGTTTTAAAATATTCATCAGTTAGCGTTTGAGCCTCTTTCATAATCATTGAAGGGGTATCTTTGTACGCTCCGGAATTACTTTCCTTTGCACATACAATTGATAAAAGAACTTGCTCGTATTTAGTAAAGCCGGGAATGGCTGCAATAATTCTGCCAAATTCATCTTTAATTGGCATACAAGGGTATGCCGGTGCATTAGTTTGATATTTCATTATTATCATTTTTATAAGTTTCTAAATAAGGTATTTTTAATTTATCAAGTAATTCTTTATAAGCATCAGCCAATTTCAAAACATCTCTACTATCTTGTAATGAAATAGTAATATGCTCGTGTTTACTTGAAAAAGTTATACTAAATGGACTTGGTTTTAATTCTAATATTTTTTCAGGTTCTTTATTATAAAATTTCATCTCTTATATATTTTGATTTTAAGGATAAACGGATAGTAACTCCGCCGGATTGATTTTCGTAAATGTCGGTTATTAATTCCTTCATTAAATTAACTTCGTGCGGCTCAATATTTACAACCCTTACAATTTCATCATCAGTAGTGCAAATATTAAGTAAAAAAGCATTGTGCAAAGTTTTAGATTGTTTTGTCTTGCTCATTTTGAAAAGGGTTTTTTTCTTGAATTGAAATTGATAAAAATTTGTTGTTTGACTTGCCAAATTTGACCCAACCGGCAACCTCATAAAATTTGCCGTCTAATTTTACCCAACCTTGATAATCGGGTTGTTTTTCATTTTTTTTGTTTGTTACGGCGTTCATTGAGCCATAACCATTCAGAAGGGATTGAAGATACTCGTTTTTCATTTTTTTTTTGTTTTTTGAAGTAAAGAATAAAAGATATAAAATAGGTTAATAAGTAAACTATTATTGTGAGCGGAATAGACACAACAAATAGATATACTATTGCAATAAATTTTATTAGTAATTTTTTCATT